CGCCAAATCTGAATCTCTACCGTGCTTTTCAACAGCTTCAGAAGTTCCTGAAGACTGAACTACCTTGGTGAAAATCTGCGTGTTAGCAGTTTTCATGGTGGTAGTGTTGTTAGCTGCTGCGCCTGCATCCGCGCCTTCAACTGCGGCGTTAGCGCCTACAGCAGCAAGCTCTGATGTCTGCCACTGGTGTAGCGTGGCTGATGCTGTGCCTGTTCCGATTGAAGAAGTAAAGGGCGTCAAAGTAGGAGATATATCGTAAATTATATCCTCAATATCTTGTTTTAGACCGACCTGGTCGTAAGTTTTTAAAGTGTTAGCTACTACTGGCATGATTATTTACCTAAAAGTTAAGTTTTGTTCAAGAGGGCTTGAACAGCATCTTCCATAGAGCCAGAATTTTTTAGACGTTGACGCGACTTGCGATAGTTGTCCTTTTTTCCTAAATCTTTTGGTTCTGCTTTCTTGCCCGATAAAGTTTTTTTCGGTGTCGCTTTTACTTTCTTTTGCGTAACCGATTTCGCCTGATCAAACTTCATAGCTTTGTACAATGCCGTAATCATTCGGTGGTCGTGGGTCTCGTTGAATTCTTCAGAGGTCACGCCTAACGACTTTGTTGCGTACTCACCAATTGAGTAGTACAAGTCATTATTCCAATTAGGGATTGTTGATTTGAGTACAGTCAGGCTTTCTTTGGCACTTTCTTTTGCTGCCGCCTGTTGCTGTTTTTCAGAACGCTGTTGATGCTCGTTAGCCTGTGCGCGAATAAAATCGTGCGTCTGCTTCGTTTGCTCAAACATAGCCTTCGCTTGCTTGTATTGATCGGGGTTGTCCACTGCGGCTTGTTCCCAATTCACGTTATCGAACCGTGATAGGTCTGCTCCAGCAGCGGTCAAGAGGGCGCTCAATGAGGATTCGTAAGTAGCCGTTTGTTCTTCGGCGGCTTTACGCTGTTCGGCAACAGATTGCGTCTTCTTGGTGTAATCAGCCTGTCGCATGTAACCAAGTTTAATCTCTTCAACCGATACGGACTCGCCGTCGATCTCGATATTGCCTTCGGTTATATATTCAGGTGCGGCTTCTGGTTCATCTTCAGATTCTTCGGTTGGGTCTTCGACCTCCTCAGTTTCTTCTGACTCCTCTTCAACTTCCTGCGACTCTTCGATCACTTCATCGGTAGTCTCTTCGACCACCTCTTGCTCATCTTCAGGTACTTCGGTTTGTTCCTCTGGCGAGGACTCCATCGCAGCCGTTAGTCTAGCAATAATGTCGTTACCACTTGCTTCAGTTGAGTCCTGTGCGGTTTGCTCTTCTGACATGGTTATTCTCCTATTTTACACTTCTTCCTGTGTCTTTGTTAATTCGTACTGATTGACCATGCCTGCAAGCTGCTGCACAAAGACCTGACCGGCCTTAAACATGTTGTATAAACGCTCCCTTTCGGCATCTGCTTCTGGGGGCGTAGCGAGAATTTGGTCTACTATCTGATGGTTCATTGTTTGAAACGCTTTGTTAAAAACTGCGCTGTCTAACATCTCTTTTGCGGCATTCGCTTCAGTTGCGATATCGCCCACTTCTAAATTACTCATCGGTTAACTCCACTGTTGTGGTTGGTTTAGGTTTGATTTTTGCCATACGCCCCCGCGAAGGGGCTTTAGGCATTGCCGTGTCTTTATCTAGCTTTCCGTCTTTCCACTTTTGAAATTCATCAAACGCCTGCTTTCGCGTTTTTTTCTTTGCATATTTTTTGTCGTTAGCCTTTTTTATAAAGGCATCGAACCTGTTCGCATCTTCAGTCATTAGCCAATACTCACGTTGCGTTTTTGTTCAGTTTCAAGTTGCAATTCTGCTTCTGACATCTCCATTTCGTGGGTCTGCTTCTCAACATCCAACATCAACCGGCTCTCTGTCTCTTCCTGGTTGTGCTGCATGTTCTCCATCTCAATGATCATCTTGTTCTGCTCTTTCATCACATCGAGTTCTAACTGGCCTTCCAGAACGGCAACCTGTCGTGCAGTCATACCCGCGTTGAACTTCTCAACTTCTGCCTGCTTGGCTGCGGCCTCTTCCTGCTGCTGCTGCATCATCTGCTGCTGCTCTTGGAACTCTGGGCTATTTGGATCGAACAGGTACATGCCGCCAGACTTAATGTTCAGCAGCTCATATGCGCGACTCAGCAGCGCGTGACGCTGCGGCGCGTTGTACATGCCACCCACATTGGGATCGTTGGGGTTCATCGTGAACTGCTGATCAAGTGACAACAGTATCTGCGCTTCTTGTGCCTGCTCTTCAGGCGTTAGGGCCACAGCGACAGACATCTCGGTACGGTCACCTAAGAACTGCGGGTTAACAGGAATAAACTGGCCGTCTAGCTGAATCATCTTTTCCTGGGACTCGTTCTCCACCGCTAGGCGGTAGATGTCGTGCATCAGGGGCTTTAAGAAGTTCTCAGCTAAGTTGCGGGCCATGACCATGATTCTGCGGTTACTGGCGTTCATAAACTGAGTGATCAGGTCAGAACTGTTCTGCTTACTAACAACAGTGCTGTCCATGCCACGGGCCATACGGCTCATACCGCTACGCGCTTCCTTCTCAGTTTCAAGGTTCTCAATCGCCTGGAAGACGGTGCCTGAGAGGTTAGGCATCGGCATAGGTCTGACAACCGACTCAGGGTTCGGGCTGTTAACGTCGATAACTGCTCCGACCTTATTCTGTAGCAGGTCTCTGGGATTCTTAACCAGGGACAGGTTAGCGATGAACCGTGAGGTGTTAGTCATAAAGGTGTGATCGACCACGCCACGCTTCAAGCTGCTCTGCGTTTTCTGTATATCAAACAGAACATCCGCAAGGCTCATACCGTGGAACCTGTGAGGCAGTGGGAATGGCGTGAAGTACCGAAAAGGCTTCTCGCTGACTATCTCAACGTCCAACATAACTCTGCGGCTGTGAAGTACCTTCAGCACTACGCACTTCTGCAAGTCTTCGCGGTACTTCTTCATGTAACTTTCGTAGATAGTGACGTACTGGCGATCATGGTTGTCGCTGTTATCGTCATCGTGGCGAAACCCATCGACAGCGTCACGGCCTATACGCCCGTCACCTTTCATGTCCTTATCTTCATCCAGCTTGGCGACCAGGTCAGGGTCGTAGCCCTCACTTAATAGCTCACCACGGGTGCGGCTGGTTCTGTGCGAACAGAAGTCAGCATCCTCTTCATCCGTAGCGCGAGGGGTTACAAGGAAGTCTTCGGGTGGGATAACCTCAATACATATTTTACTCTTATCGATCTTCCGCAAAAGCTCACCGCTATATAGCGCCTGTGGAACCTCGATAACCTGACCACTTTGCGGGTCTTGAGTCTCGCCAACCTGCTGCGTGTCTTGGTACTCAGTGATGGTGACGTTCTCATCAGACGCAAGCTGATTAAAGCTGGCCTCATCTAAACCCTCAAAGGTTTCCTCGTCATACTCATAATAATTCTTGTAGTACCGCTTCACGATTCCAGTCTTAGCGACCAGCGCATCGTGAATCACATCGTGCAGAATCTTTGATCCTTTATTCTCACGATAGAAAATGTAGTTAGTCAGCGCCGTAGCCATCTTGGCAGGCAGAAAGTCCTCTGCGGTTTGCGGATCGAAGCGGCACACGTTGCGGTCAGCCGTGAAGGTTTCCATCAACATCGCCTTCACGCTCTCGACTGCGTCAAAAACGTCCATGCTCACATGCTGTGATCTGCCGGTGCGCTCATTACCCAGCGGCATACCGTAGTAATAGCTGTGGCCCTTGTCCCGCTGCTCACCGATCTCGCTCTCAGAGTATGAGTCGGCGGCGTTAATCATGTTTTCTAACGAGGCAAGCAACTCGCCTTCGTTTATCTCAGAAGTTATATTCATGGGTCGTATATCCTGACTGTCCGTTGGTTAGTTGCTGTCGCTCGACTGCGTTTTGCCCGTAGCGGGTCACTGAGATCGCTGAATACCGCGTGGCATCCATCAAATCGTCAAATTCTTTGTGAATCTTCCCTTTCTTCCGGTGATACCGGCGAAACTCTTCAAACCACGGAACCAAGTTGCTGAACACCCGCAAACGCCCAGTGCGAAACCTCTCCAACATCTCCATCAGTCCTGGCTCGACGTAGTTGGTGCCATCGGAGTTTGTGAATCGCCCGATCATCAGCACCCCCGCCTCCAAGTACATCTCCGCTAGAGTTTTGCCGCTGCCCTTCTCTGTGTTGTCGCCGTCATGGGGATAGATGCAGGGGATATCCTTACCCCTGGACTTGATAACAGTTGAGTGGACGGCTGGAATCTCGCCTTCTTTCTTGTAAGCGTCATAGACGTATATGACATCTGAGTCAGGGTCGTAGGCCGTCCAGACACAGGTGGTCGGGTGCGTTATTCCGAAGTCCACAGCACACAATTTCTTGTAATGCTCCGGTATTTCAAACGGCTCAATCTTTATAGCCTCTTCGGCTATGGGGAAGACCATGCCCTCACCCAGAACGGGTATGCCCTTTGACCGCATATCCCGCTGGTACTCTGGAATAGCCGCTAAAAGCTGGGTCTTAGTCTCTTCAGTGATGTGTGGCGCATCGTTCCATGTGACATTCTGGAGATACTGGCCCTTGTTCGGGTTGTCCATGAACTGACTTACCAGTTCAGTCATCCCGTTCTCTGGGGTCAAAGTACCGACGAGGTAGCCGCCCTTCCCATCGTTGCCAGTGGCAGTCCTCGTTAAACACTGAGGATAAATGGTAGGGTCGGTCGGCTCCTCGTCGATCCAGATGTAGTCCTGCGAACTACCCATGAGGACATGCTGACCCTGTGTGTAGGACTTAAAACTTACAAGGCTTGTATTACCCGCCGCATGGCGCACAGCCACATCTCTTGGTAGCCGTGGCGTTCCCATCGCAGGGGTTACTTGGTAGATAAGCCTTTGAGGTATGAGGCCAGAGCCGTCGAACTTCCCCTCGCCCAAGTACATGCCCAACAATTCTTTAACGATTACATCGCGTAGCTGCTCACCGGACACGCCCAGGCACCATATCTTTGTAGGTCGGGTGAACCTGATCCCCACCCACCAATCTGGATATAAGCCTGTGAGGTGAAATGCTACTTCTGCTGCCTGTGAAGCAGTTTTGCCTACGCGGTTTGCCGCCATCAGCATTCGTTGTTTGTTGTCTTTACCAGCGGCGTAGAAGTCTTCTTGCCAACCGTATGGCTCCCAATACTTCAGACGGTTCTGGGCCTTGTGCAGTTTCACCACGCGCATGGCTTCCGCGATTTTCTCCGCTTTATTTTTCTGAGCCGCTGTCAGAGCAGGTACTTTCTTTTTTGAACCCGATTTTTTTGAAGCCGTTTCTGTCACAAAGACCGCCCTGTGTGTAACGAGATATGTGGGGGCGTAGCGCCCCACAGGAGTACCTCGATTTTGCGAAGCGCATCTGAAATGGGCGCTTCCCAGGCTATTCGGTTATCAAATGCAACGTCTTTTTGTGATCCGGTGACGTAAGTCATTGATTTATATAGCTTTTTATCCAATGCCGCATTGGACGTTCTATAACTTGCTTGGATCAATGCCAGCTTCCTTGAGTGATGCGAGTGCAGCATCAACATCGTGATTGACCGTGACATCACCGCTTACGTTAGCATCCACTTCGGTCTTATCCCGCCAACCTGCTCGGTTCTTGAGGAAGAATATGGCTGCGCTTGTGTTGGGTTTGGCTGCATCAGTAGCGGAGTTGAACAGTTGGTTGGTCACGGCGGTGATGCCTTCCTGCTTGCCAGCCTTTAAGGTGTCGGCAAATAGGTCATCATCCCGCTTACGCCTGGATATAGTAGACACTGATATGCCAAGGCTTGTAGCTATCTGCTCTTCTGACAGCCCCATCTTTGCTAGGTTGTACAGCTTTTCGTAGTCAATGACCTTAGTGTTAGCCAATGCTGATCGCTCCCGTTAGATGCTTAAAGAGCAGCATTATATTGCATTGTTGGGTGTGGGTTTGTGTCCTAACGATAGTTGACTGTGACGGTTGACTGAATGAGGGGACACAGAATGCTGCTGATATAATGATCAATGCCTACTCAGGCACAGCCAACCCCAGCGGAGCATCCCATTGATAGCAGAAATAACAATGGCGGTGAGCGCCGCCAAGTCAGCACATAGTTTCATCACGAGGGCAGTCGGTGCTGGCCACAGCATTATGGACTTGTCAGATCGTGTCGCTAATTTTTACGACAGCAGAGACGCTGTCCTAGCTGCTGAAGCTGCCAACAAAACAAAAGCAGGGTTTCTTACCAGTGGTTCAGTCGAGGCTGAAGCGTTGCAGATCGTCACAGCTAAAAAACAGATAGCTGACTTTGAGCGGGACTTGAGGGAGGTCATACTCTATACCGCAGGCAAAGAGTTCTACACCGACATGCTGCGTGAGCGTCGAGCGATTAAGGATGCCCGCATCAAAGCAGCAAAGTCTAAAGCTGCACGGAAGCAATACCTGATCAACATCGCTGCCATTGCCGGTGCAACACTAGTCATAACAGCCATGATGCCTTTCCTAATCGTGGCCCTTGCCAGGAGCTAAATAGCCTGCACAGGGCGCACAGGGTGCACAGGGTAAAAAAAGCCACCTGTGCGCCTCAAAGCCGCATAGCCATTGGGTTTCAAGCAAAATGCACAGGGTACAGGTAAAATTGGACATGTTTGGTAGCTGGGGTTTTTATAGCCTTATAGGTTTATATATCTATCTTTTATTCTCTATTAAATAAAAAAGAGTGATTACCCTGTGCACCCTGTGCATCCCTTACCACGCCTAACTCACAGACGCACAGGTGGACGCACAGGTGCCATTTTACCCTGTGCATTTGGCCCTTGCTTGTGCGCCCCACACCTTAAAGGTTAGTATCCACTAACTTAATCACTTTTTCCATCTGGAAATAATATGTTCCAACTGGAACCAGTTTTTCCCACGGGAACCGACTTTTCCCACCTGGGAATCATCCACCGCTATCATCACCAACATTGTTACTACATACACGCACCACAAAAACACGACAATCCTCACAAGTTAACACGACAATTAAGACGGCATTGTAGTGCTTGGCTTGTGTAGCACAAATGCTAAAAGCCTATGAGTGACATGCATAAAAGTGCATGGGTCAGGCACTAATAGGCGCATATAAATGTATACCACAGTGCACAAAGTATATTTTATGGCACATAAAAAAAACCGCCCGAAGGCGGCAAAGGTTCACTCAGGGGAGAGTAATCGGTTAGCCGTTGATGTACTTCGACATCTCAACGGCTATAAATGCGGCAAGTACCATGACCGTGGTTGCGAACAATATTATTTGCAGTTCTCGCCTCGTCATAACTATTCCTCGTCCTCATCGGACATATATTGATTTAACATGTAGTCGTTCTTCAGCATCTCGACAGCGCCTATAAGCGCGTTGTGAGGCAGCGCAGAGAACCAAGTGGTAACGATCTCACCTGACTCGCTGCAAGATACAGCCGCAAAGCTCTTAGCCTTTGAGGTGTCCATGATCGCAGCGAACTCGTTGAGGGTGAGAAGCAGGTTAATATCTAAACCCTCATCCTCGTCGGGCTTTGAGGGTTTCACTGCACTTAGCTTTACAACTTTGTCGGTCATAGGAGTCTCTCTATCCAGCTATCAGCGCCAAGGACGATAAGCACCATTACGACCATACCTATCCCCGCTAGAGTCTCGTAGACCTCCCGCTGGATGGCCTCGCGGCGCTCTCGTTTCTTTATCTGTGATAGCTGACACACGTTAATTGTTTTCATAATTACCTCGTGCTTGATTATACCACTGTCGATAATTGTCACGGGCGTATCCTCCGACCGCAGTTACGGCAACCAGTCACCCAGTCGCCCCACCGCTCTTTACAGCCGCACTTGCAGTAAGACTTTCGGCACTGCTCTTCTTCAAAGAAGTAGCTGCCCGTAGTCTTGATCTTCTTGGGCGTGAACTGCATACGCTCACTCACTGTTATGATCATGCTGCACCCCACTGATCCGCAATTGCATCGGCGATGCCTTGGTACGTCTCAGACCTAATTTTCCATCGGTCTGCACTAGGGCCAAGTTTGTTCTGACCACTGGGTGTTTGGTTATCCCAGTACCCACACTCTGGCTTCTCAACAATGTTGGTGGGTTTCAAAGGCGGTAAGTTATGTAGCCACAGACCCGTCTTCTTTGACTCAGCATGTCCGTATTCGTAAGGTTGGACGTACTGGGTTGGCTTGATAGGTAGTACGCCTACGGGGTTCTCAAACGCCACCTTGTCAGCGTGTTTCTTTGCGTGGTCATAAAGAGACATCGTCCACTTAATGGCTTCGTGGCGCATAGCGTTCTTTGCCATACCCGTGCCGTAGTGAGCGTTACCGCTTACAGCTAATGCAGTGCATGGTGGGTGCATCATTATCAAATCCCACCCCTTCTCTATTACCGGCCAACAGTCGCCCTCAAAATGGTGAGGGCTGTCATCGTCAGCAGGCAGAAGATCACACGACCAAGCATCATGCCCAAGGGCGCGGAAAGCCTCTCTGACTTTACCGCTGTACTCGCAAGCAACTAGTACCCTCATGCTGCCACCTCTTCCTTAGCAAACCACTTCTCAGCTTGCTCAGTAGTGAGGTCGTAAAAAGTGCCAGTGTTGATGTCAGAGGCTATATATGGACGCTTACGAGCGCGTGGCTTAAAACCGACCAGCATTAACTGCATACCATCTTTCTTGTGGACGATTTCAGCGTCTAGCGTCACAACCGCTGTGAACTTTTCTCTCCAAGATAATTCTTGGTCTAAGTCTTTTTGACTCTGAGTCTTGCCGCCCTGTGTCTTAACCTTAAAGCCGTTGATCTTGGCAGAGTCATCGTCATACCCGATGTTGCCCAATTCAAATTCCAGACCATACGCCTCTAAAATTGGAGTGAGTTCTTGTTGCAGAATTTCACGGATTAGCTTTGCGTTTTCACGGTTCATAGTTTCAATTTTCATTTTGTTCTCCTTAGTTGCCCCCTTTCGGGGGCGGTTAGATTAAGCAGCTTGCTTAAAAGTATTTAAAAGAATATTTAGTTCTATCAGCGCAAACTTGCATCCCTTGATTCGGTCTTGATCATCGTTCTTTATGTTTGACTGCAAGGCATTTTCGAGGTCAGCAATTTGCGCGTTAATGGTTGCTTCGATAGTTGTAATAGTCATTTTGTTTCCCCTGATGTATCTCGTTATTGAGGTACTATTATAGCGTCAACTTGGGATTGACCTAGAAATACGAGTGACCGCAAAGGATCAAACGGTCACGCACAAAAAAGCCCACCGAAGCGGGCTGTCTGCTTACTGCTTACTGCTTATTACTCTTTGCGTTCTAAATGCTTTTCCAAGTGCGCCATAGCCCTCCAAGCTACTTGCTCCCAGTCCCCGTCAATCATGTGACGCATCATTGCATCCAACTCGTCTCCAGAAAGAGGTCGATCCCAGTGCAGCGTCTCGCGTGTCTGCCCGTGCTGAATGCCGCCCGCAAGCGATACCTGGGCTACCGCAGCAATGGCTCGTGGGAAGTAGGCAAAGAAACCAGAATAGACTGGTATGTTCTTTCTTTGCTGCGCGTTAACTGGCAGCTTAAACGGCACGATGTGCTGCACCGATTGGCCCTGCTCTGCCGCTGCTTTGTTAGTTTCTATAGCTGGACACTCTTCTTGTAGTCGCTTCCACTCTGCTGTTACGTCTTTATTTTTCATCAACACTTCCTCCACATTTTATACAACTCAAATAAATTTCTACTCGCTCCACTCGCTGGTCGCCATAAGACTCCATGTTCACCTCACGTTCCGCATAGACATCGTGCTTATCGATGCCACCGCACCGCTCACAGTCGTAGTCGAACAAATCCTCTTCTTCTTCTTGCTCATCGACCACGGGCTTATTGAATATTGCGTCGAAGTTTGCAGAGAACTGATCGTGATCAGTTGGTCGTTGCTTGCTACCTTTTCCCATTACATATCTCCCCAGTTGTCAGGATCGAGGGGGTCAGTGTTTGGCCCGATGTCTAATGTTGCCCACTCGATGTTGCTTAAATTGTTTGCAGCCTCAAATATCCAACGTGCCGCCTCAGTGGTGTTGACCTTCACTGTCCGATAACGGTGACCCGCATCGGATCGCATAGCGCCGTCTTGAAACATGTTGTCGAACGACTTCATACGCTTCCAGAAAGGTGCCTCCTTCATCGGAACCTCAAACTTATTTGATCGGAGGCTGCTTACATATATGTCGTATATTTCAGACTTTGGAGCCTCTTCACCGAAGTTCACCACGTTGCCTGCTACGCGGTTCTCACGCATCTCGCCGGTCTGCAAGCAGTTGTAAATCCATGCGGTGACGTTATCCAAAGCCTCTAACTTCTGATCTGTAAGCGCCTCAGTTTGCGGCACCAGGCGTAGGTTGATATTTGTCAGGTCGAAGTTACGCAGGTAATGGATCAGCGCGTTGGCCCCACCGGCCTCATACCACGCGGTAAGACCGGCAAAGTATTCGCTGTCCTGCTGCCTAGAGTTGCCGACATCAAAAACGGCAAACCTTCTTTCATCGAGACTTGCAGGAACAACGTAGTCTTCGTTACTGGTAAACAGGATGCGGGTGTAGTTTGGCGCTGTGTAGCTATCGACACCCTTGCGCTCGATCTGAATCTTGTCGTTGGTCAGCAGGTCTTTCAGCGCACCCTCAGAGGCTTTTGCGCCAGCCCAGTAAGCCTCATCGGCTTGCAGCAGAAGCGTGTCTTCGAGGTGCCGGTTAAAGTTGCCGGTGATGTGTTCAGCGCGGCTAACTATCTTGTGATGTGCAGCGACTAGGCCACCCAGCATCTCACCGAACTTGGTCTTGCCTGTGCCTTTACGGCCTCTAAGAACAAGCCCGACACCAACCTTAGTCATAGGCTTCTGGATCATCTGCGCGGCCCAGGCGACTATATAG